GAGACGATCCTTGCACGTGCTTGCGGATCATGGCGATAGCGGCGCGAATCCCGGCCAGATGGCCCATATTGGTGAGCAGCTTTTCGGCGCGTGCCAAGTTCTTTCTGACCGGGTACAAGAGTGGCACGCCGCGTGGTGACGTGCAATCCACATTCGCCTTGCGGTGTTGGATGTGAGCCGCCTCGATAGCTTCCCCCGTCTGATCGTCAGCGTTGCGCCGAACCAGGTATTCGAGCGCCGTCTCGGCATCGTCCGGATCGAAGCGAATTCCGAACCGTACCGAATCATCCACGTTGGCGTCGGGACTCCGCACCCGCTCCGGCTCGACGAAGCGAACCCGCAAGAGCCCGTCCCCACCGGGAAAGAATCGCAAAAAGACCTCCCCGTCACGGTCCCGCCGCCGGATGATCTCTTGCTGGCGTCGGTGCCACTGGTTGACGCGGATGAATTCGTTGATCACCGCCAGCACTTCCTCGCAGACCGCCGAATCGACTTCCTCGTCCGGCTTGGGCGCGACCCCGTAGACGTGTCCCGCCCCCACGATGTACGACACCCGGTTCTCGTGAGCATTGATGGCGAACTCGTTTTCCGTCGCCAAATGCCGGCAGTGATTGCGGACCATATTTAACCCGGTCTCATCCGTATAGGCCAGTGCCACGGCCCCGCGAGTGAAGTCTTGTAGACTGATCTTGGACCAGACCTGTCGGCCGCCGCCGTCGAAGAGGTCGTCATCCGGATTGACCAGCTTGTCGAAGAGTTCCAAGGATGCCTCCAACAACCGGTTGCCATGATGGAGTTCGGCGGCAACCCCCGCCGCTGCTTGTTCGGTGATCATATTTTGGCTCCCATTTCACTCGGTAACCGGATGGCCATTTCGAGCGCGTCCGGACCGTCGTCATGCTCCGCGTTTGGAAAATCCATCAATTGGTCTACCAGAAGATGGCAGCCGGGGGAAGAGCGTTTGAACCGTAGCTCCCGATTCACGATGTACGGGCCGAGTCGCCGAATCCGCACCTCTTTGGAAATCTGGTTGAACATCGGGGTCGCATGGATCCCAATCTGATCGGTGAATCGTTGGCCGCATTGCTGCTCGAATTCATGTACCAGAAGCTCTTGGAACTGGTTGCCTTCGATGCCCAGGAAGTGCGGCTTGTATTTGATCGTCATCGCCAGCGTATCGCGAACGATCTCGTGGGGCGGACGACGTTCCAAACTCGCGTCCACGTAGATCAGACCGGCCCGCACGCCGATAAAGACGATGGCCGAATAATCTCCGTGCTTATCGCTTTTGCCTTTGGAAGGGTCAACGGCCACGATCCGCAGTTGGAAGGCGTTGGGCCATTGCTCGGGTTCGCACCAGATCCACGGCCCGAAATACGACGCGGGCCATTCGGAGCCGGCCGCTTCGCCGGGATTCTGATCGTAGAGCGCAGCATACGAGTGGCGGTCGAGCCGCTTGGCCCGCAAGTGCTCGGCAGCAGACATGAACTCGGGCCAAAGCGCCTCGCCTTCTTGGCGTGGATCATCGGGATGTGTCGAGGTTGTCGGCCGCAAGCCGGGCAGATTCAGGACGGTCCATTGTTCGGCGTCTTGCTCTTGCGCCATCTTCAGCAGCCGGCCCACCAGGTCGTCACGGTGCCAACGGGTCATGGTCACAAGGATTCGAGCCCCGGCTTGCCGCCGTGGAAAGAAATCGTTTGTCCACCAATCCCAGACCTTTTGGCGAATCGTCGGGCTATCCGCTTCTTCCCGATTCTTGATCGGATCGTCTACGATTCCCAGTGTGAAGCCCATCCCTGCGATGCCGCCACCCACACCGGCCGAGCGGTAGGAGCCCAGATGATCAACCACCTCGAAAAAGTCCGATGTGCGAATCCAGTTGCCAAACGCACTGTGAGCCACGTTGCGGCCTGACAATCGAGTACCAGGAAACAAACTGTGATAATTCGGCGTATCGATGATCCGCTGAACGTCGCGATTCATCCGGTTGGCTAGATCCGAAGCGTACGAACACCCCATGATCTGCTCGTCTGGGTTTCGGCCCAAGGCATAGGCGGCCAGTCGCCGGGTGGAGAGTTCGCTCTTTCCGTGCCGTGGCGGCATGGTGATCAGTAACCGGGTAATCCGGCCTCGCTGCAACCGCTGCAAGTACTCGGCCATGATGACGTGGTGCCAGTTGACCAAAAAATCGCGCTTGGTGAATCGTGTAAAGTCAAGCAGGTTCGACCGGGCGGCCGTCACCGTTCCCGCCGGGTCGGTCAGGATGCGGTTGTTGACCTCGATCGTCGCCAGCGTTGGCGGGTCCATGGGCATCGAGTATGGCCCGGGTTTCGGCGGTAGTCCTGGCAATAAGATCATTCAACACCTCGTCTTGCTCCGATGCCCGCTGGGTATCGATGTTGACCTGGACGGCAGTAGCGACTTGCGGAGCGAGGATACTCAAGAGTACACGATAGACTTCGGTTTGCAGCCGCTTCCGCTCCAGGCCGAGCTTTTCTTCCCGCTGCATGAACCTTGCGATTCTGTCCCATTCCCGGCTCCCCGGTTTGACTTCGCTAACGACCTCAGACGCCCGCTCTACCAAGGCGTTCATTACCTCATCGGGAATCCGCGACTTCTGCGAAACGATCAAGACCAGGTCGGAAAGGATCTTTCGCGGGTTCTCCAAGATGTCCGATTGCAGGTCCACCATGCCGATTCATTTCTCCCCCAATCCCCCCCCTGAGCCTATTCGCCATTCGTGGGGGTGTCAAGGCTTCTTTGTCTTCCTCTCCAGTTCCCAGATCCTCTTCGCTCGCGTTCTGACGATTCATGCCATTCCCACAAACCCTGTTGTCCCCTCGCTGGCACCGGCTCGGCCAACTGAACCACATCCGATAGTAGCCAACACCAGGGGCCTTCCGTATGCTCATGGTTCAGCACCGACCACATGTGGTTTAGATTCCAGCCAGAGTTTACCAATTCCTGCGGCAGCGCCTCGCGATGGGCTAGGACTACGGCCTGCTTCATATCGAAACACGCAATCAACCGGCACTTAGCGATAACCATACCGGTTGGAAATGCGGCCAATTCCGAGCGACTGAGATAATGTGTCCCTTTACCTGCGTGGATCGCGAGTGGACCTCGGTAATTCGTCGGCCAGCGGCGATTCTCTATCGGCTTCTTGCCACAGGCTATCAGATTCGCGTAGGGCTGCGATATAGTAAGTGCCTTCATCCTCGCCGCCTCCCAATATTCCGTTCTCGCCTGGCCTCTTCCCGCTCCAGCCGTTGGCTTGGCCGGTTGCCCCAGTCACCGCCTTCGTCAGGTTCATCGTCGAACACGATCTTGCAGAACGTGCAATAGTAATTCCGGCCGCCGTCATGGTAGACGGCGCAGTTCGATCCACAGCGGTAACACTTCGGCATCTTGCTCACGAGAATAGCACTCCTTGTTCCAGCCGTCGCGCGGCCAGCGCGCAATACTTCTCTTCGATTTCTATCAGAATACACCTGCGCCCAACGTCCTTGCAGGCCCGGCCGGTTGTGCCGGAGCCGGCAAAGGGGTCGATCACCATCGCTCCAGCATCGCTGTAGGTCTCGGTGAGCCATGTGACATATTCCAACGGTTTCCTCGTTGGGTGTTTGTCCTCACGTTTCCCGTTCGATGCTCCATAATTCCCCTGCTTCGCAATAGACATTGCACTGACCGGAAAGGCGGCGTCTGGATTCCATCGGTACGCCGTTCGGAGCACAGTTTGGTAGTGTTTGCCACACGCGGCCTTAGGGTGTTTCATGTGACTACCCCCTTTCACTGAGCCATGTTTACGCGCAATTTTGACAACGGTATACCTCGTCCCGCCAAACACCAGGACAAATTCATGGTTTCCCAGCGGTCGCCGATTCGCATCCAGTGGACGGGTTGGCATGTTTTTTACCCAAACCAATTCATAACGAAACGGCAACGTAGCGGGAGCGGCGTTGCATAGTTGTTGTCCAAATTTCCAGTTCGCGAACGAGAGCACGACAGCACCCGTTGCCAAATAGGAAGGCGCACGAATCCAGTCGACCAGGCCGCTTTTATCCCAGTGTAGTCGAGTCGCTCCATACGGAGGATCAGCCAACACGAGGTCAATACTCCCTGGCTCCAACAAGGGCAGCACGTCCAGGCAATCGGCGTTGTAGAGCGTAATCCCGTCGGCACACGTACACGGCTGGGAATCGCAACGGTAACACTTCGGCATCTTGCACACCTCGCAGGATCCACCACAGAATTGATTCATTGTTCTGGAGCCTCGGCAAACATCCGTAGGAGCTTGCGCTCCTGTGCCTCGGTCTCGGCAGCGTAGGGAACACCGGTGGATGCCAAATACCATGCCGATCGCGCAGCCGAATGAGCGACGGAACAAGCGGCGGAATACGCACCGGAATTGGCAGCGGAATAAGCGGCAGAATACGCAGCGGAAGAGGCGACGGAATAAGCAATGGAACGAACGGGGGGCGGGCTGGTTGGCGAGTGAGCGATGGAACGCGCAGCGATAAATGCTGTTTCAAGCTGTTTGTCTGTAATCTCGTCCGCCAACCAGGCGCGTTTCGCGGCGATGGCAGCCCATAGTGTCTCGTTCTTGACCTTTGCCCGGCGCAGAGCACGCTCGGCACACCAGCAAGCAAACTCATGCAGTAACCAGGTCGCATCCAGCATCCATTCGACGTAGCGGCGCGTACCTGCGAATATGTTATTGTTCAATATGCCGTTGTCTTCGACGATCTCGCCGGAGACTACTACCCGACAAACAATTGGCCCAGGCGCTTGTTGAAGAGCATCCATCACTCGGCGACTGGCATGGAGACCATGTGCATACAACACCAGTGGCCCCGGCACCGTTACGGTCGTGCCCGGCCGAATCAGGCGGCCGTCACCATGCGATAAACGGCAATTCTGGTGTAGGAAATGCCAGGCCTTGATCGACTTCGTCATGGTTTATTCTCCAATTGATTCATTGCTCTGGAGCCTCGGCAAACATCCGTAGGAGTTCTCGCTCCTGTGCCTTGATTTCGGTAATGTAGGCGGAATAAGCGACGGAATTGGCAGCAGAATACCCTGCGGAATGGGCGGCAGAAGCGGCGACGGAAGCGACGGCGGAAACGGCGGCAATGGCGGCAGAATAGGCAGCAGAATAGGCGGCGGCAGAATAAGCGGCGGAATCAGTGGTTGAGCAAGCGAACGAACTCGCAGCGATGAATGTTGTTTCAAGTTGTTCATCTGTAATCTCGTCTGCCAGCCAGGCACGTTTCGCCGCGATCGCGCTCCATAAAACATCGTCCGTGACCTTTGCCCGGCGTAACGCACGCTCGGCACACCAACAGGCAAATTCGTGCAACAACCAAGTGGCATCCAGCATCCACTCGACGTAACGACGTGTGCCTACGAATGTATCGACCTCCTCGACCTTGACGATCTCGCCGGAGACGACTACCCGGCAGACAACCGGCCCGGGCGCTAGCTGAAGAGCATTCATCACGCGACGGCTGGCGTGAAGACCACGCGCATACAAAACCGGTGGCCCAGGCACGGTTACGGTCGTGCCCGGCCGAATCAGGCGGCCGTCACCATGCGATAAACGGCAATTCTGGTGTAGGAAATGCCAGGCCTTGATCGACTTTGTCATGGTTTGCTCTCCTTTGTCATGGTTTGCTCTCCCTTGTCATGGTTTGCTCTCCCTTGTCATGGTTTGCTCTCCCTTCAAAAAACCGGCACGCCGACCAGGTGGCTTTGGTGTCTGAACCAGCCCCGTTCGTCTGGCGGAATTCTTGTCACTCATCGAAGTCTGCCATCGCCATTGGTCTACTCTCCATTTGAGGGGTTATCCATACGGGGGGGTGGTTTCGTCGCAACTCCAACCAGCCACGGGGAACACATCCAAGAATTTCGCCATTGCTTCGTTCACGTTGCTCATTTGTTCATTTTTCTCTTGGCAAGGGTGGCGGGGGTGGCACGGGTTCTAATACCGTAGTAATGAGAGATTTGGAACGAAAATAAAAAAGAAAAAATATATAGAGAGATATATATAACTAGTGCCACCCCCGCCACCCCTTGCCATGGCAAGGGTGGAGAGGGTGACAAGGGGTACAAAATGTTAAGTAAATTAGAAATCATGGCCGTAAGCCTCGTTTATTTCTTCAATTCCAAAACTGTCTTCCTGAAAATCAATTCTTGAATAACAGGTAAAACGTCCCGTAACTGTCCTCGGCTGGTGCTTGTCGGCATTCGTTAGGCCGAATTCTCGCCGTAATTCTTTGGCAAACATACCCTCTCCAAGTGGGTGATAGCCGCCATCCGCCATCCACTTCTTGTACATTTTGTACAGCACTTTGATTCGGATCATAACATTCGAGGGGGCCAACCTGAGGGATTCGCTAAAAAACTGTTTGGTGGGGTTCGACTCCAATTCGTATTCCGCTTTATTGGCTTCGACAACCTCCGAGAGGGTGAATCGTCGTTGATACCTGAGCCGCACGAGACCGGCCAAGGCCCAGTTGAACATCCCTGAAACCTCCCCTTGGTCGACCCACCATTTGGCTGCGTCCATGCCTTCAATTTGTTCTTCGTCGGGAATCACGACCGGCCAAGGAATCGGAATCATTCGCCGCCATACACCTCTAGATCGATCAGAAATTCGAGGCCGATTGTTGCACGCAATCATCAACCTGGCCGTAGGTGGACAGTTGATGCCGGGAGATCCTTTACGGTCGAAAAACATCGGTGTTCCACCTGTGAACTGCTTGATTACACCCTCGGCCACTTTGTCAAGTTCCGGCGCATCGCCTGAGATATTTACGAGCTTGCCGAGCGTATCGGTCTTGGCAAACCGATCAGCGAACTGTTCCAGGGACACATACGAGCAGTTGGCGTGGCCTCCCAGAATGGCCTCGATACCGGCGCAATATGAGGACTTGCCGTTGGCTCCTTCACCCTCCAGCAGCACGAACCGCTGCTTGGCAAGGTCTGGCAAAAGCAAATATCCGGCCCATTCCTGGAGTAAGGCTATCCTCTTGGCGTCACCCTCCTGGACCTGTTCGAGGAATGCCAGCCACTTGGGACATTTGGATTCAGGATCGAAATCGTAAGGCAATTGACTGAGCGAAAACCATTGATACGTGAGGGGACGGAGGTATTTATCCATCGGCTGGCCGGCCGTGTAGGCTGTTACGTCGAGGATTCCGTTGCCCATCGCGATGTACGGCCGCTCCTCCTTGGTTGGTATCCAGCTATTGAGGAGGATACTCCGCGAGAGCGTTACCCCCGGCTCACTGCGAGTGGCGCTAATGACGTTGGTTTCCAGAGCTCGTGTTACCTTCATCGCGTACGGAGGCCGCTCTCCATCCTCGGTTTGGCCGGCCTGTTTCCGTTCCGCAAAGTCCTCTTGAGCGATCATGTTGAGGCGGTCAAATTCTTCCTTGATACGGGCGTTGAGTCGGGCCCGGAACACGTTCTCATCAAGTTCGCGATACTTGCCGCCGTCCCACGTCCACCATGAGCCATGCCAATACCGCAACACCCTCCCCGTCTCGGCAAAGTACCGCTCGATATTCAGCCGGGCCAGCCGGTGAGGATCGTCGTCTTTTTCAAGGGCTTGGAATTTTACCGTGTCTACCGGTTTTGCACCCGCCGCCAAAGTCCGTAAGTCGGCTGCACCATTCCCATCGATGAAAAAATCACGCAAGTCCTTACCGTGCGATTCGGCCATGGGGTATGGCAATTCGACGTTGACTACTGACTCGGCCGCCTTGGCCATGGCTTCGGCCCAGCCACATCGATGGCGGCCATGATCATCATCCCACCCCAGCGCTCCCCGCTGGCCGGGCACGTCGGCGTCATGTAGCACGTGAACAGTCCGCTTGCCATCACCGGTGACAAGGTCACAGAGCCATTTGACTGGCCGCTGTTGGGCCCCGTTGGAATTCGTCACAATGGCCCAGTCCGATGGCAGGTCTGGCAATGAGAGCATGGCCAAGACATCCGTGATGCCTTCGAC